CCTTACGGGGGTATTTTGTCCTACCATAGTGGTAGGTTCGCAACCAGACGCTACGCGACCTTGCGTAGGGAGTGACCCATGGAAAAGATCTTTAAAGCCGGTAGTCTCACCGTTGAACTTGACTATGATCGTGAGATCGTCGTCATGATTAATGGTGAATACGCTATCGACCTTGATGATCTTGCAGAGCTAACGCAGTTCCTTATATCTAGGGACTACTTCAGCATCTGCACCACACCTGGTTGACAAGAGAGGCCTGATTGACCTCGACGGCTGCAATCGCCGGGCCGCCTAGCGGCGGTGTTCCAAAAGGAGTCCCTCTTGGCTCTACCAATCACTGGGCCTTTCACTAGGACCTTCAACAGACCTACGCCAGGTATCCCAACATGTTCGGATTACTACTACACTCAGAGCAAGTGGAAGCAGGCAAAGCCTCGCGACCGCCCTCTGGGGTATCAGCTCCGAATCGGTTGGTGCCTGGCTAGAAATGTCGATAACACTAGTGCTAGCACAGTTTTCGTTTACGGCGATGTCGATCCGCAAGCGGGATTGATTGCTTATGAGCGGTTTAAGAGTTCAATCTCTGACCGTGCAGAAGGCGCAATCTTTATTGCAGAGCGCGAACAAGCCCTAAAGATGATGACTGAACGCTGCCAATCCCTGTATCAGTTCGTTCGCCACTTAAAACGTGGCAACATCGCTGAAGCAGGTAAGGCGCTTAAGGTGGCTCCCCCGAAAGGGGTTTCCGTCCAAAAGCATTGGGCGAGCAATTATTTGGAGTTCCATTTTGGATGGGCCCCAATGATTGCAGACATCGGTAGCGCAATCGATGTTCTTCAGTCCCCGATTAAGAATACTCGTGCGCGAGGATCTGGTAAGGTTGTTCCTCCGGAGGTACATGTACCTCCGCCGGCCAACTTTAACAGCGGCTATCGCGCTTTGTATTCCCGCTCGGTGCGCTACGGGGCAGATGTTAAGGTTAATAACCCTAATCTCTGGCTCGCAAATCAGTTGGGATTTATCAACCCACTGACGGTTGCATGGGAATTGGTACCGTTCTCCTTCGTTGTTGATTGGTTTTTACCAGTCGGCGCGTTCCTTTCCCAAGGAACGGATACGCTGGGGCTTACGTTGATCAACCCTTACACGACCGCAAAGCAAGAGGCAGTAGTCAACACGTACTGGAAGGGTTACCCCTATACTAGTACTGTACGCTACTTGGCGATGAATCGCAGTTTGTCAATTTTGCAACCTGCGTTCGCACCCCGGCCCGCTAAAATGTGGGGTTGGAGGCGTGCTGCTGCAGCACTCTCCCTCCTCATACAGCAGTTCGGCCGGTGACTTTTCAACCTTCAATGAAAGCGAAATTAAAATGCCTACTATGGCTTCTATCACGGTCAAGAAGTTCGATGGCGTCACTGACATCATCTATGACAACTTGGCCGCCTCAGGCGGTGACAGTTCTCCTGCTGTCTGGCGCCAAGACACCGGTTCGGCGACTGCCCTCCCTGTCGGCCTTCGAAATACGCTGAAGCTGGCGACGATGTGGAATGGTCCGAAGACTGCTCGGCAAGTGAAGTTTTCCTTCGCTGCGCCTTACGCTGTCCAGGACTCCACGACGACGCTTTACCAAGCGAAAGATCGAGTCGTCTTTGAGGGTATCATGACAGTGCCACAAGCGATCCCTGCAAATAACATCAACGAAGCGTGCTATCAGTTCTTGAATCTGATGGCCGCGACGCTGGTGAAACAGGCAGTCGCTAGTGGCTACGCTCCTAGTTAATTAGACACTAGCTAGGAGTCTGCTCATGAAAAGTTCGTTACCTGGTGAATTGGTGCGGACGGTCTCTCTCCTGTTAGAGGACCTCGGTACGCCCCTCGCTCTTGGCGTATACTTGCGTATACGTCACGGGTGTTGGGACGAAGTTTCGGAGGTGACTCCGGACCCACGTAACTATCTCGAACATCAAGCTCTTAAATACGCAGCTGATGCTGCCGCCTGTGGGTTTCTTAGGAAACTTCAGGGTCTTCCTACCACGCATGATCGTCGTGCAAACGCGATCAGGAAATGGTATGAAGGGGAGCGTGATTGTTTCAAGACCAACTTTCGACTGGAACCCTACCAAAGGAATTCTCTTTTTCCTGAGGAACGGGTCCCTACTATTTCCGACTTTATCCTAAAGATTCGGAATATCGTTCGTGAGTTGATCGGGAACCGCCCTTCCGACTTACCGGAAGGGAAATTCGGTCCCGGAGCTACATGTACCGACCGTGGCAGGTATACCACCGTACCTGACAAAATTGCCTCAGACCCGTCATTAACACGTGACGCCTTGTGGTGTGTCGTTGAGTGGAGACACACCGCTTGGGCTCGGAGTTTTTCCGAACGTCATGGAGAGCTTATTGAAGTCCCTGGGAACAGATTTGCAACTGTTCCGAAGACATCTAAAACGGATCGGAGCATTGCTCTTGAGCCATCTATAAATGTCTTCTATCAACTAGCCTTTGGGACACAGCTTCGCGAGAGGTTGCGTCTTAGGGCTCGCTGGGACCTTAATCGTGCTCAAGACATTCACAGGCAGGTCGCCTGTGAGTCAAGCTTGACACGTGAGTTTGCTACACTCGATCTCTCAAATGCTAGCGATACCGTAGCCAGCAGTCTTGTTAAGCTGCTTCTACCTCACCAATGGTTCATCGTTCTGGACTCCCTTCGTTCGAAGGCAACTCAGATCGACGACCGGTGGGTCGTGCTTGAGAAATTCTCAAGCATGGGTAATGGCTTCACATTCGAACTTGAAACAGTCATCTTCGCTGCTATCTCCATGGCGGTCTGCCGTGAGGCCGGCCATCCAGGAGTGCTTGGAAGAGACGTGTTCGTTTTCGGTGACGATATCATCGTCCCGACCGGAGTAGCTCCCGGGCTGAAGTCAGTCCTGTCGTTCTTTGGCTTTACGTTGAATGAGGACAAGTCCTTCTTCCTCGACGAGCCCTTTAGGGAATCATGCGGAGGTGACTTCTTTCACGGGAAACCGGTTAGACCTTACTTCTTAAAGGACCTTCCTAATGAACCTCAGGACTATTTCGCGCTTGCTAACGGCATTAACAGGCTTGCTGAAAACGTTGACCCTTCCGGGTTTGGCGTTGTTAGGCGGGCTTGGTTTAGCGTTCTGGACAATGTACCTAGTGCATTACGTAGTTGCCGCGGGCCACAAGCCTTAGGAGACATAGTAATACACGATACACCAGACCGTTGGACATGGCGTTGGCGAAGCGGAATAAGGTACCTGCTGGTAGTTAAGCCTGGGCGTCGACGTAAAGTCAACGCTCATGCTTTTCAGCCGGCAGTAACCCTAGCTAGCGCCCTCTATGGAATCGGTTCTTCCCACCCGAAAGGGTGGGCTTGGCACGCCACTGGCGGATTTATACCGCGAAATGGCGTATCCGGTTACAAGAGAGGCTGGGTTCCGTTCTCGTAAGTTTTGAGAACGGGAAGGGGGCTTGACACGCTCCTTTCTGTTTCGGCCGGAACTATTTCCGGTCTATTGGGG